ACACCTGACCAGATTATAGCACAGTTCCAGCGACAGATTGTTGAAATCAACAACAATATTCAAAATCGTGAAGAAGGTAAGAGGTTTGCTACAGCACAGGAGGCCGATGCGCTTGCTAAGCTCGCTGGTGCTGTCAAAAAGTTAGAAAGTGATGTTGGTGTTGCAGACTGCATCAGTGTCGCTATGCGCTTTCTGTCTTGGCTACGTCCTCTTGATATTGATGCAGCTAAGCAGTTTAACAACCTCTTTGATGCGTTCATCAAGGACCAAATGGCAAAAGCAAAATGACACAGGAAGAAAGAATTGCATTAAGGAACTGGGAAGAGTTCCATAAATCATTCATCTCTGACATGCCTGTTGAGAATGGGCTGTCAAGACGTGACATTGAACGCAGACGAAAGGAACTGGAACAAGACCCTATTAAATGGATTCAGTATTTCTTTCCCAAGTATGCTAAATATGAATTTGCACCTTTTCACGTACGTGCTATTCGTCGTATTATTGAACACGATGAATGGTACGAAGTGCTTTCATGGAGTCGTGAGCTGGCAAAGTCTACTGTATCTATGTTTGTCTTGATGTATCTTGCGCTCACTGGGCGTAAGAAGTTCATCGTGTTAGCTTCAGCAACTATAACTTCAGCAACACGTTTACTTACACCTTTCAGACTTAATTTTGAGAACAACCCACGTATTAAGCAATTTTATGGCATTCAACAGCTTGTAGGGCAATGGACGGAAACAGACTTCACATGTCGCTGTGGTGCTAAGTTCGTTGCACTTGGTGCTGGTAGTGCCCCACGTGGTGCAAGAAATGAAGCTGTTCGCCCTGATGTCATCTATCTTGATGACTATGACACTGATGAAGATTGTCGTAACCCTGAAACTCTTAAAAAGAAGTGGGATTGGTTTGAAGGTGCACTCTATCCAACACGTTCTATCTCTGAGCCAACTCTGATACTTTGGTGTGGTAATATCATTGCAAAAGACTGTTGTATTGCACGTGCTGGAGCAATAGCAAAGAACTGGGATATTGTTAACATCCGAGATAAGAGTGGAAAATCTACTTGGCCTGCAAAAAACACAGAGGAGCAGATTAATACTGTTCTTGCTGGTATATCTGCAAGAGCCGTACAAGCAGAGTACTTCAATAATCCTGTTTCAGAAGGTAAGATTTTCCGTAATCTTCCATTCGGAAAAGTCCCAGCTTTGTCTAAATTTAAGTTTCTTATTGGATATGGTGACCCTGCGTATTCTGACAGTAAAAAGAAAGCGTCGTCAACAAAGTCTCTTTGGCTTATTGGCAAGTACAAAGGTGTCTACTACATTATCAAAGGTTTTTTAGGTCACGAGACAAATGCCAATTTCATTGGCTGGTACTTTGAGCTTGCTAAGTATGTAGGAGGCAAGGCTACGGTTTATTGGTATATAGAGAACAATAAACTACAAGACCCATTCTACGAACAGGTCTTCAAACCACTTCTACGTGAGGAACAGCAGCGTCATAATACAAGTCTCTTTATTCGTGGCGACAGCCGAAAGAAAGCAGACAAAGCGACACGTATCGAAGCCAACCTTGAACCAATTGACCGTAATTGTCAATGGGTATTCAACGAAGAAGAAAAAGATAATCCTATGATGCAGGAACTTATCAACCAGTGCAAACTCTTTGAACTTAACTTGCCATACCCTGCTGATGGACCTGACTCTCTTGAAGGTGGAATTACAATGTTAGATGAGAAGATGGCAGAGGTTGAGCCAACTATAACTATTAGTTTTCATACAATGGATGAGCAGAACCCTTATAAGATGTGATTATGAATAACTTTATCAATATAGAAGACTACGATGCAAGTATTCACCGCGAGATACTTGATGCGCTGCTGCGTAAAGAAAGTCCAACTTATGATCCTCAGATAGTTGAGATATGTGAGGATAGAGCGGTAAGTGAAATGCGAGGATATCTGAACAAGATTTATGATTGTAACGCTATCTTTTCCGCAAGAGGGGAAGACAGGCACCCTCTCATTCTTATGTTTGCACTTGATATAGCTATCTATCACATCTTTACACAACACAACCCTTATAAGATTGCGAAGATACGCCAGGACAGATATGAACGTGCTATAGAATGGCTGAAAGGTGTAATGGGAGGAGACGTAACGATTGACGGTGCTCCATTGATGCCTGAAGATGAACTTAAAAATAATAGTCGTTGGCAGATACAAGCTGACGGCTTA